CGAGAGGCTAAGACCACACGCTGAAAACGCTTCAAAAGATCGGCTCTGCGCGACACCGATTCTACGATAAGTGCTTGTGTATCCTCAACATACGCCATCGGAGGCTCACCATAAAACGAGCGTTCGGTCTGGTCAAAACGCATCGCATGATAAGGAAATCCACCATCCATTAAATATCCACCGGCAGGCTCAAACTCGCCCGTCATCATTTCTTCGCCAGTGAAAGGATCGGTCTGTGTGATAGGCTTCATCGCCAGGAACGGATGATCGACCTCTTCAATAGGCTCGTTCACCCCTTCAGCAAAAGTAATACGTTTTTTATGCAAGCGGTCATGGACTTCATACAAACAGACCATCTGACCTTGTTTAGCGTTTTGCACCGCATCATACTCATCGCTATGAGCAGCATCTTGCATATCGTAAATAAAAGCATCAGCCTGATCTTCATCGGACATCGCTTTTATCTGCCGTCTGTTCTGAAACCTATCGTCCTCTTTAACAAACTCCAACGGCACAATCATTTTCTCGATAATATATCTTGCACCGGAAAGTTTATGTGGTGGACATAGCGGATCAACGTATACGTTAAAAGGTGAAACGCGATGCACATACGGGAAGTCATTTTCCTGAGCATCGTTAATCGTATAAGGCGCAACAATATCTTCATCGCCTGGAGGGTTATAGCCAAACTTTAACCAACCCACACTACAAAACAACGCATCAAAGATAACCTGTTGCACTTCACGCTTGGCATCCATCTGTTCCAATGTAGCATTAGCCACACGTTCCAGTATCTCAGCCGCAAAATCTCTCCCAGGTTCCTCAACTTTAAAAAAAACATGAGGATAATTAAAAGAGACGCTGGCTATGATCTGACGGGCAAGCGGATACATACGGGATATTTTAACAACTTTATCCTCGTCGAGGTTTGGAACGTCAAAGTCAAGCTCATACGTCTTGAGAAGTCTACGCCACGTTTTGTGGCGAGTCTTCATATATTTTCGACCGTCCTCTATGGCTCCGCGCCAGTATTCGATCTGTTTTTCTTTCAAACTATTTGCCCTTGCCACCTTTTTTCAAGTTGTCCGACCCTGCTGGCTTCGGCTTTACGCGAGTGCCTTTTTTACTGCGATTTGGTTTAGTCGTTGTTGGCGTTCCGTTAAACCCCTGCATAGTCCTGTCTCCTTGTTATGCTGTTGCGTATCGACCTTTGCGTACGCCCCAGCCTTGCTCCATCATATCAATAACTTCCTGTCCGGTTCCTTCGTAAGGTTTTTCTTCTTCCGGCTTATGCGGTTTATAAACGTGCATCATCGCATAACGTAATTCATCTGCTGCATGGTCTTCTGCGTGAGTGTCCAGATCCTCTGGGTTCTTTGAGCTTCTTGGCAAAGAAGGCATCGTCCTAACCAAAGCATCGTTCCACCCATTAAAGCAGTAAAAGCGTTCTTTAATCAACGCATCATTAACTACTCTCCATCCAGTAATACGATCATTATTTGCTCTTGTCAAGTATATTCCACGTTCGGCAAACACATCCGCAGGCGAATGGTTGATGACTTCACTTAACCTTCTTTTAACAAACATACTTGGATCGCAATACGTTGCCTGCGGATAACGGCCCTTTGTAAACGGGCAGCTTTCTATCATTCTGGCAATATTATCGGCATGTTGCGAAGCCGTAGCGTTCGCTTGATAATACTCACTAATGCGATATATGTTCCCATCATAGTCTACCGTATACAGGCCATAAGAAGTTGGAGCGGCTTCACCATAATCCATCCCTCCGAATAAAGGCCAGTGTTCGGGTATTTCAAAACTATTCACAAGTACTTGTTTTTCATGCCAGTTAGTGAAATACTGACCTACGAAACTATCCCAATCGCCCTCCAGCCATGCTTTGACTAACTGCTCATCGCCCACACCTTCCAACCGCTTAATATAGCCAGGATCTCGATCCAGTAATATCTTGTTGTCCGTAACCAAACTGCGGATATACATACGATTCATACCGTCATCGCCTTCCACAATAGAAGACTCTTCTCCGGCATCAATGTAATAATCTTTTACGTTGTTATGGTTTGGGCCACCAGGGTTGCCCGATGCACGTATGCGTTTTGTCGGAACCTCTGCGGCACCAGTGCGTAAACAGGCTTTTAGCTTGTGATACGCCTTCATGTCGTTCCAACTGGTAAGCTCGTCCCATCCAATCCAGGTATACTGCTGACCTTGAAAATGGTCTGCATCCGCTTCATTTTCCAAATGCCGGAGCTTTAATGTAGACCCATTCTTAAAATTCCACTGGTGTGTACCCACCTTATATTCCGCATCAGGGTATGCGGCACGAAAAATCTGGCGCGAACGGTCAATAATCTCGTCCAACTCAGGGTAAGTGCGCCTAATCAGCACCCCTTTCCAGTGTTCACCGTAGGTATCTACGTCTGCAAGGAAGTCTCCAAGCAAAAATTCCGATTTTCCACCACCACGCGCACCGCCAAAGAACAATTCATCGACAAAAGATGCCCGAATTGCTTTTTCTTGCGGTCCTGGTTGCGGCATCCAAGTCATTTGTCTTTAACCTTGCGTCTTTTAGGCTTTTCCACCGGAATATTCTTCCAATGCTTGTTTTCACGGTGTAAACTACCCCAATTATCCACAATCTTCTCACATCGAGAGTCTGTAGGGTAGATTTTCGGCCTGTATAATTGCTCTTCAAGTACCATTCGACATTTATCTTTGGTTAAACGGAAGATTTCTGCTTACAGAACGGTATCTTGGGTTGTTTTCTATCCATTCTTGTTCTGACTCATCGCTTACTTTATCCATTTGCCCATAAACTGAGCGTTTTTGAATCCAATCAGGATACGGAAGATTGAAGATAGGCGCACCGTGACCATAGCCCGATAATTTTTTCCTAAGTGTTACGTCTTCAAACGGGTAAGTTGGCGCATCCGGATCAACTCGCGTTTTATGACTCATAGAACCCTGCACTAATTTGGCTAAAGCCTCTTGCTGTTCCGGTGACAAAGACGGCATAGGCTGTTGTCGATCTCGTAAAAAGTTTTCAGTTAAAGCTCTTGTTAATTGATCTTCGTTCATGTTGCCTGCTCCTTAACTGTAAAATCAGCCTCTACCGCCTGATCCATCTTGTTGTTCTGTTTTAACCATTCCTCGTAACTGTCAGCCCTTGGAGGTACATTCAACCCCTTCACCTCAACGGTATGCTCAACCTGTATCCGGTGATCACCCACTTCTTCACGTATCTCCTTTAAAACCTTCAACTTAAGTGCTACTCGCCTATCCTCAATCTTGTTATACAAATCCTCTAAGGCCAGCACCCTGTTCTTGCGAAAAGCTAAAGGGACATCATCAAAATTAGACCTGTCCCGTTCAATTTCCTTCTTTAACGCCTTGTCAAACTCCGCATCCTTTCGCCAGCGAAACACCGTAGACTTATTAACATCCAGTGTTCGAGCCACCTTATCGTTTGCCTTGGAAGGATTCCACCTATCCAAAACAATCAACTGAACGGCCTGCTGCTGTAAATCACTTAACGCCATCAATAACTCCACAACATAGGACGAGGAATATGAAAGTTATCCTCTGCCCCTACCGTGTCCAGATGCAAAAAACGCCTCGATCCACTTTGCTGAACCCCAATACCCGTAAACCCCAACTTTATAGCAGCAAAAAGAACCTGATAGGCAAATGCCCTTTCACACGCCACATCCACCGCCTTACCCTTAGTATGAGAGCCACCAGGCTTACCATCCGCGATCTTATCTGCCTCAATCGTATGATCTATAGACCGATAACCCGAAGTAATTACCAACGGCCTACCCACCACTTCGCGCAATCGCTGCAACTTATTCATAAACTCATCGTCCATTCGGCACATACCCGTTTGTGAACAACGCAGCTCAGAATGCGAAAAGTTGGGCCAGCGGTCTTTAGGCCATTCACTTTCTTTGTATTCTCTTATCATTAACGTAAATGTAGCAAAAACAGAAATCTACGCAATATAAAAAAAATATTATAGCAAAAGCGTGGGATTCTCAAAAATAAAACTCGTTGACAAATAAAAACCACCCCCCTATCTTCCACCCACAATTCGGATCTGTAGAGAACGAGTGTAGCGATGCTACCCCACTGGCTCTACAAACCGTGATACAGCCGCTACCAGGGGGTAGGTCAACAGCGGCAAACCTTGGGTGAAAGCAGGGAGAGGTGACCTACGGTTCGGTGTAGAACCGACAAGTAGCCTGCAAGCCGGAACGACACACCGCTCTTTCGGCAGCTATACGAGGAACTCAACGTGACGATCAAGTCATAAGAGGGAAAAGCGTAAGACAGGAGAGAGGCTAACCGCCTCCTCCGTCTACAGCTAACACACATAAACCACAGGAACAATCTCCTGGGGTAAGCTACCGGTGTAACTTCCAAAGAATCTAACGCTCTAATCAATTCCATCCATTCCTAAATTATACAGAGCAACTACTTCCCAAGTTCCGCAATTCCAAAATGGTGAAATACAGGGCCGCGTGTCTGTGAGTATATACGGGTTCGTTTCTTTTTAGGCCGCCACCTGTCGCTTCGCAAATCCATGCAGCCATCCAGGAAAATCGAGGTTGGACAACATACAATTATAAAACTTTTTATAGGTTTTATAATTTTAGTTATAAATCTTTTTTTGTTTTG